TTATAATTTCCGTCTTCAACAGTTTTTGTTGTTGAAAAGGATCCTGTTGTTGTTGTCGATGTTAATGTTTCAAAAGTTAAATAATCTTTATCTAAATTGTGTATTTCTATAAATAAATAATCATATTGTGTTGCTGATTCATAACTACCAGTAAATGGAATATTTTCATTTTCAGGTACAGTTGAGCCGTCGTTTGGTATTCCTAAGTTAAAAATAGCGTCAGGAATTCCGTCAGGATAATAAATATAATCATCATCATAATATTCTTGAAAGACGAACGACATAGTTGTCCCATTGTCATTAACTAATCCCCCAAGTTCTGTTGTATTATATTTTGCGCTCCAGTCAATACTATTGGGATTTAATCGCCAAACAAAATAATACTGTTCTGTTTGAACAAGGCTTATGGGAGTATCAAAAGTTATTTCATTATAACCAGCCTCAGCATTTACCGACATATCAGCATTATGATAAACAACAACATTATCAGTATAACCACAAGTGAAAGCGTTAGTTTCCCAGTCTGTTTGATTTTGAACATCAGGAGTACCTTTGCATAATGAAAATTCAGTCGTCGTTGCACTATTGCCACCGTTCCATAAAACTATTTTTGATATGTTGTTTTGTAAAGGGACAAACATTTGCCCAGCTATCGTAAAAGTTGGAGTTGGTAAAACTAAATTTACCCAGTCCATATGATAATCGTCTATTACATCAGTTGCATTACAAGAAAAAGGGAATGTAAAAAATAAAAATAAAATTATTGAATAGTATAGTAATAATTTTTTGAGCATAAGTCTATGATAAAAAATTAAAATAAAAATCTTTTACCGACAAAAAGTAAAGTTATAAAACCAAACAGAGAAGCAGATAGTCCTAAAATTCCAGTTGTACTTTCAGGCAAAACTGACGAAAGAGTATCTGTAAATGTTTCGTGATATTCTTGCGACACTTCTTCAATATAATAAGAAATAGATAACTGGAGTGTATCTATGTGCATGGTAGTCGAAGAGGTCAAAGCGTTGTTCATGCGAAGCACACCCCCATAACCATTCAACTCTCCAAGCAATTGAGCAGAAACATCAGCACCAGTCAAAGCCCTTGTCCCCCAATCATCAACAGGATGTCCCCCATGTGTTTCTTCGTCTGGATTTTGAGCCATACCACCGTAAATAGTATCAACTGCTTGTTCAGACCCGTAGTAAATTTTATATCCATTTACAGGATAACAAGACGGCCAGTCTGCTGGGTATGGATCTTCCCATAAGTATTGTTGATTTTCATAATTAACAATAGTTCTATAAGTTATATCAATAATTTCAGCCTTGTCAGGAATATCAATTGAATAAATTAACCAAGCAAACATATTTTCTGTATCGTCAATAGCTGTGCAAAAAATATCGTCAGGTTCTCCTAATAAATTATCAATACAATCAACAGGGAAGCCTGAAGAATACGCCACATAGACAGGATAAAAGATTTCTGTTTTTATTATTTGAGCATTTGTTTTTATTGGTATAATAACAAAAATTGAAAGTATTGATATAACTAATATTTTTTTCATATATTTAAAACAATAATAAACAAGTTCCCCAGACTTGCATGTTGTTATTACCGTCCTGAAAGAAATCTTTTCGCCAATTTGACGATAAGAATCAAACCGAATAATGAAGCAGTGATAACAAGAATGGCAGGTAAATTGTCTGATAACACAGTGCCAACATCGGCTACCCATGTTGTCATTAAAATCCCAACAGTTGTTGTGCTCATAACTTTGATATGTTAATAATTAAATGATTATTTTTAATTTTTTATCACTATTAAAAAGATAGCCAGAACAACCCCTAAAATAACAGCATAAGAAATCATGGCGGTGAATAATTCTAGCGCTTGAATCTCTGTCATATTATTTTGATAAAAAATGTTTAGCTATTAAAAAAACTAAAATAAAAATAAATGGATATAAAAAAAATTGTATTAAGAAAAGTCCTAGCGTATTGAATATATCTGTCATTTTTTTACTATTAAAATAAAAACAGTTAATGTTGCTATAAAAATCAAGATTCCTATTCCATAAAGTAAAGGATCATACGAAATAGAGCAAATTGTTGTTGAAGCAGTTATCGCGGTACAAGTCATAATTTTATGCACATGGTTATTAACATATTTATTAACAAGTTTATCCACAAATTTTTTAACTAGAATTAGCGTTTAATACATACTTATCCACAGTTTAGCCACTCCCTTGTTATTATTAGTATATAATAAATAATAAAAGATAGCAAGTAAAAGAAAGTAAAAAATATATATTATTATTATAATTATTAAATTATAGCCTTTATGGTTTTTTTTTGGCGAAAGTCTGCTAATACTAGCAAACTTCGCTTGTAAGCCTTAAAACAGCACCTTGTTGGCTGTTTTAATGCTCACAGCTATATTCTATCAAGTCAAGTATATAAAAGTTGTGGCGATAGCAAAACGGATAGAATTATAGCCAAAAAAAGACTACCAGAAGTCGGTAGTCTTTTTTTTCTCCATGCAAGTCTAGGGGGTGAAATATGGCGGTGAATAAATCCACCGTTTGCTTTCCACTTTACCCAGCCCACAATTACATGCACTTTACCAAGTTGGCAAGTCTTTGTCAAGCGTTCTCTCGATCTCTAAAATTACATCTCTGTCATCATCGTCCTGACCAATAGTTATATTTGCATAACCACCAATAAAAGTTTTAACGGCTAATTCTTTATAATCAGAAATAGGGACGAAGATTTTTTTTAATTCTTTATCTTCAACAGCTACATATTGCACGATATATAGTTTTTTTCCTTCGTCATTTTTCCAAGCACCAATGTACTGTTTTGGAATTAAGGCAACTATAATCTCGTTATCATTATTTTTTTCTTCTGACATACACACACCCCCTTTCTAGTTTAAGATATTACAACAAAACTTTTAAAAAAAATTTAGCAAAAGCAATTTTTTTTAAAAGTTTTTAATCATAAATCAGGTTGAATCTCGGCGTAAGTATCATAACAATCGGCTAATTTTTTATTTAGAAAATAGGCAGATGTCCAAATGCTTTTTCTTTTAGCCCTGTCAATATCTTCTATGTCATACTGATTCACTATAAATAATCTACCCACTTTTTTTATTTGATAAACTCTATTTACTAACTCTCTAATTATTGTATCAACTCTTTTCACATTTTGTACAGCACCGTAAATATCTAAACCATGCTTTCGATGTTGTTGAAATTTATATTGCACTCTAGGCGGAAGTGCCGACCAATTCCTAGAATTAAAATAAATTTGTGCTTCGTCTATCAAAATAATTCCTCTTTTTATTTTTACAAAATCATTTACTCGTTCCCAATAATGCAGGTATTTATTATACTCGTTTTTTACTTTTTCATAAGGCGAAAAATCAATATAAAAATTAGAATAAACATCTTGTTTCTCTTTCATTATTTTATGTAAAGCTAAACGAACAAGACTATAAGTTTTGCCTGTCCCAACTCTACCAACGAAAATATTTATCATAATTTTTATATTAAAAGGTAATGTTTTTTTTTATTTTTAAGTTGTGATATTCGATGCTGTTGTAAGAGATAGACTTGTGTTTTTTTATATTGATTTATTTTATTATTTATTTCATTTTTATTTTCGTCATTTTCCATAATTTCACACTTAATAATAAATATATTAACCCCTAATTTTTGTATAAATCCAGTCCAAAGAATGAAAAAGTAAGATTCCAGCTTCTAAGGTAATAACCCAGCCAATAATAATAATAATCGTATCAATAGGAAATAAATCATTCCAGTCATTCCAAAAATTTGAAAAATAAATAATAGCCGTATCTATTGTCGCGGGGAAACTTTGAACTGTTGGAAGTAATATTACAAAACCAGAAAGAATAGTTTTGAACATATAAATTATGCCAGTTGTTATCATTGGTTTGATTTAAAAATAGATGTAATTCTAATATAAAAATAAAATAGTAAAAAAATGTAAAGCGCGTATTTCATTAAATTTCTTAACATTGTCATACTACCAGAGCCGATCATTGTTTCTAAACCACTAAAACTTAACACAGCAAAAGGTTCATCTCCATTGCCAAAATCTATATCAACATCAAGGGACGGCGTATCCCCAGAGAATACTGTAATATCACTAAATATAGACTTCGCTTCTGTATAATAACCGAAAGGTGCTTTTAACATCAAATCATCTCTAACCCCAAGAAAACTATTAAGCGAAGTTTGGGACGGATAAAAAGCCCATACGATCACATCACGAAAATAATTTCCTAATAAACCAAAATCTTCATCGGTAAAATCTAAGTCTGTCGGTATAGTTGAAGTTCCAACTGAAAAAAAGTTTGGGGTTGCTTCATTTGATTTTATTTCAGGACTTGTTTGAAGCCAAGCAGTCCAG